TTGAATGAAACCCATATTTCTGAGTTTTCTTTACGAATAGTTGGTATCAACACATCCCAGGATCGTTTAGATACACTTTGCGCCTCCTCGACCCAACACACATCTACGCCTTCATAGCTTTTTACATTAGCAACATTGTTCTTTAGGCCAACAAAGTTAAACTCCGTGCCGTTCTTGCCCCTGATCGTCCTGTCTGTTATCTCGTAAAACTCAACCAAGTTCATGGCCACAATCTGATCGCACAATAATTTGTGTACTGAGTCTTTGATTGAGGTTTGGAATTCCCTAGCGCATAAAACCCTGATTGGCTTGCTAGAACCTGTGATCAGCAATGCCCTAGCAATCCCCCAAGACTTAGCCCCACCACGTCCACCCCACAATACTTTGTACCTTGCAGGCTTAAATAAGCATTGCAGTTTAAGTGGGAACTCTACCTTAGCTTGCATTGTTGGCGCTCCCATGTAGCAGGGTCAGGTGAACAACACTCTTTAATATCTTCATCCCACGGGGCTAAGCCGCTTCGCCAACATCTTTAGGTGTTACAAACGATACTTGAATGGCCGTTAACAATGGCGCACCGTTCTCGCCTGTAATCTCTTGTTTAACGCTTTCCCTATATTTCTTTGGAAACCTTGCGGCCATCGATCTAGACCAAATACTAGCGTTTAACTTAGGCCCATCTTTGTGTTCTAGCATATAAGCTTGTGCTTGTTCTTCCCACCATGTCTGTTCAGCTTCCTTAGCTTCTTCCAAGGCACGCAGAAATTCAGGATAACGGTCACGCCAATCATACAAAACTCTACATGACACACCCAAATTTGAGCTAATTTGTTCTACACTTTTGCCCAATGCGCCCAATTCCACTACCTTATCGCAATAAGCAGGATCGTATAGTGATGGACGGCCAACTGGTTTTAGTTCTTCAGTCATCTTTGTGATCTCGGCGTATACGGTTGTGGGTCGTAACCCATTTCATAAATAGAATCACCATTTGTAAATAAATCACGTGCTTTGGCTTGTTGTTTGATAATTTTGTAATTACCTTCCAATGCACCCAAACCATGTTCAATAGCATATTCTCTGTCTGTAGTAACCCAATCACCTTGATTTATTTTTGAGTTTTTTGGCGCATCTTTAGGAATAGCTCTATAAATTGCTACAGGTCGATCAGGCCTACCTTTTAACGATTGAATTTGTCGAATAATTCGTGCATCTCTGTTTTCATTTATTCCATGACCATAAAGTCTTGGTGCATCAAAAGAATAAAAATCTTCAGGATAAACATCAGTTAAATTATGTAAGGGTTTACCACTATCTCGCATTGGAGCTTCATGTTGTCCTTTATATGATTCTTCAACAGGTTCAACATAAGTTGATTTAACTTTATTTGGATTATTTAAAGGTGCATTGTCTCTAGCTTGCATTAATGCTTTATAACGTTCACCAGTTTCTTTACCAGGGTTAACTTTGTAAGCCTCATACGCTTCATTAACTAAAGGCCCAAACGCATGGTAATCTTTAGGTAATCCTTTCAAAACTGTCATTCCTACAGGATTGTATGATCCAGCTAATTGTGACCCTAATTGTTGTGTTTTAGGGCCATAAGATAACCCTTCTTGCGCTGATTCTGCCGTTAACTGGTTTAATGCCCTAGCCTGGTCGTTAGCGTTCCCAACCATCTGTTGTGCGCCTAATACAGGGTTTTGGATAAAATCTGACCCCTTACGCTTCAAAGAACCGATTGCGCTATAAATGTCGGCTATTGTTGGCATTATTTCTTTTTAGCCTTGGCTTTGGCCGCCTCACGTTTTTCAGCATAGGCGATGGCCACGGCTTGCTTTACTGGCTTGCCCGCTTTCATCTCAGTCTTGATGTTCTCTTTAAATGCTTTGGGTGATGTTGATTTGATAAGTGGCATTAACAGTTCCAGTTCTTAAGTGATGCTTTAGCCCGTTCAGCTGGGCCTTTGGCGTTCTTTACTACACCTTCCATGCGGGCACAAAAACTAGCTTTACGCCCTTCATCCTTCTTGGTCTTGGGATTTGGCGCAGGCGGCTTTAAGTTTGCATTGTTCTTAGCGTTATATTCCGCACGCCCTTTGGCGGTCATCCCAGCACCTTGATCTGTTGGGTTGTAAGTCTTACCCTTGCCAACCGTTTTGTGCTCGATGGGTTTGTCGTGCTTTCTCATTTCTTAGCCGTCTTTGCAGATTGTTTGAAAGCAGCAGCTGTAGGTGCGCCTTTGGTGCCAGGCGTTCTCATTCGTTCTACTGGCTTGCCCTCTGCCTTTTCTTGCTTGATACGTTCCTGTTTTTTGTGAATATTTGCGTAAAGTCCAGTTGCCATTATTCAATCTCCTCAACAAAACAAACATCTTGCCATGACATAACAATGAGGTTTTCATCGTTGTTCTTAAAGTTAGTATACTTTAAGTATTCGTTTTTGTAATCTTTAGCCAATGTACCAAAATATACCTTATCGCCTACTTTTAGCCCTTCTTCGGCGGCATTGTCACCTACGGCTGTGATGTAACCAACCGTGTCAACTTCTGCGGTTTGTATCCACAACTCTGATTTAATGCGTTTTTCGGGTCTGACAAATATTTTGTCTCTAAGTGGCTTAATCATTTTTGCGTGGCCTTCCCTTTTTCTTGCTGACCTGTGGAATGTCAACAACAGGTAAGTTCATCATAGAAAAAACACCCCCAACAACTGGGGGCAAAATGGCTTTCTCTGCAAATTCGCCGCAAATCTCGTTAGGACTACGATTCTGATAATGTGGATACCGTCTGCAAACGCCAACAGTCTGGTTCATATCAAGAAAGTGCCTACAGGTATTACAATTCTCTTTAGCCATAATTCACAACTCCCATTGTGGTTTAGGTTAGAAGTGCCCCCTTGTTGTCCCTTGGGGGCATTTCGCTTTACTTATATTCTGACCGCGTGTGTTCGTAACAGCTCTTTTCTGAACTGCCACCCTTCATCTCGCCCATTCTTCCATCATGCTTGCCCATGTGTGAGCTATCCCTTGAACCCATGCCGTCCATCTTGCCCATGCCTACGCCACCGCTAATTGGCATTTTACGTTCGCCAGTTGTGTCGCTAGACAATGCGCCTTTTGGAATCTTCTCACCAGATGCGCCTGGACGCATAACTTCTTTGTCTACCATTGATGCGCCAACTTTCTTCTCACCTGTGCGGTCAGATGCTGTTACGCCTTTTGGCATTTTCTCCATGTTTGAATAACCCATGATATATCCTTTAGTTTCTTTGCAAAAAACACTACTTATGTAGCCGTTACACTATATCATAAATTCTTCTTGCCAAGGTTCTCCTATCATTTTTTTGATGTTAAACAATTCTTTGTGCTCTGGGTAGTGTTTACGCCATAACCTTGCATAAAAAGCTATAAAGTCATTGCTGATCTTAAAGTCTTCTCCTGTAGTTAAGACGTAAACCTCCCATCTGATCCTGTTGATAATCAACCAATGGCTAATCTTTTTACGGTTCTTGGCCACCGCTTCCAAGCTAAACCGTTCAAAATACTTCCAAATTACTGGATTATCTTTGTGCCATTTGTCAAACTCGGCTTGTCTAACTTGAAATGGTTGCATGATCAAAACGGAATATCGTCTGCCATATTATCAAAATTACCTCTTAATGCCCTTTTCTGTGGCATTTCATCCCTTGGTTTTGGATCGTTCAAATAACCCCAACCATCCCAACCGCCTTCTTTTAAAGGCACGCAATCAAGTTTAAGCATTGGCCCATTGGATGTGTCAATAATCGATCCAATCCTTGTGTACCGATTCTTTTTCATGCCCTCGGCATTGGTATATGAACCTGTGATAACGCTGATTTCTTTAAGTAACTTAGACATTAAATTTCCTTAATAGTTCTACTTTTTTACTAACTTCATCTAAAAATTGTGTAATTTCTAGTTCTAACATCCGCACATAAGTGGGATCGTATTCAACCTTGATTACAAAAATCTGTAAATTTGTTGGGAATCTTGGGTCAAAACTCACAAAATCGCACCAACTTCTGCCGGTACAGGCCATTTGCCACATCATCTGCGGAATATATTTAGGAGGCGGTTTGCCACTAAGTAAATATTCCATGTGGGTTTTAGACTCTGGGCACTTGATTTCTACCAAACCGTTCTTATCCACCAATCCGTCAGGGCTTGCGCCACTCATGTCTATCGTTGGATGGTCAATAAATCCCACCTCATCCACAAATACGCCACATTTAAGTTCATACGCTTGCCGTGCCATTGGTTCTGTATCTGTGCCCCATTGCATTGCTGTACTTGAAAAAAACTCACCCTTGGCGTTTGTCAGGCGTTCTAGCACCAGCTGAGTGGCGTAGTTGTCCCTACTTGCGCTTGGGCCTGTCTTGGTCTTGGCTATTACGTCCCCAACTCGACTAGCCGTAACCTTACCCAAACGTTGGGCAAACCATTCATCTGTGCGTTGTTCAATCATTTTGTTTCCTCTTTTATAAGATCACGAAGAAAATCTACCATTTCTTTGCTTTGTTCAATTAACTCTGTAATTTGTTCTTTTAAATGTTTGTTTTGCAATTGCAATTCTTTATTTTTCCTAAAATAAAATTGTGCATAATTAAAACCAATTTCGTTATAACTTACTAATAATTCAAAACACAATTGTTTCTGTTCATCAGTCATCGTAATCATCCTCAATTAATTCATAATGTCCGCAGATTGCACAATGCAAATGTCTGCGGGTCTCTGTTAACTCTAGTTCACCCAATGGGCAAACTGGGCATGGCAAATCATCCATTTAATAACGCCCTCAATTCATCTTTGACCTTGGCCACCAAATCTTGCCATTGTTTCTCGCTATGGCACGCCTGGTAAGCAATCCTGTAACTAGCCTTTAACTGCTCCTCGTTCTCGGCCTCACGCATTTTGTCAATCAACAATCCCAGTTTTTCAGGTTCTACATGGCTTTTTGTAGGCAATTCTTTGGGTTCTTTTTTAACTGCCGCATTGCCATCATCGTCTTCAGGCGCTATACCGCAGGCCGCCATCAAACTGTATCTTCTAGCATAGGTCAACGCACTAGCGTAACCCTGTGGATCGTGTTTGACCGCTGGAAAGTGCAATAAACCACATTGAAGTGATTCTCCGCTTTCGTGGATAAAAATGGTCTCTAAAATAATGCCGTTGTCGCACTCAAACGTCTTTTGCAATAGATAAATGCCATTGTCGTTTAAAGCGTCTATAACCGCCTCAACGCATCCAGCAAGGTCAACGTATCGACTTTTAAAATGTGGGTTCACAGACTGCTTTAACGCAGGATTGAACGCCTTTTGTGCCTTAACCAAGGCTGTTGCTATTTCTTTCATGCCATATCCTTTAAAACATCTTTAACTTGCTGAATTGTGGATTCCAACTCTTGCTGTAAAAACTCTACTTCTCTACAGAGTATTTGGGTCTGTGCTTTGTAGTAACCACTTTCAAATGCGTAATTGGTCTTTTGGCCT